CGCTACTCGTGGCACTATCGACAAAGCTACTTGTCATCCTTACCACGTCCAAGACCTCATACGTCTGTTCAGTAATGGCACTGTTGCCGACCTAGGTGACGACAAGACCTGCGACACCGCAGTAGTTGCCGACTACCTCAAACGCTACAAACAAGATACATGGGACGCTATGCTCAGCATGACCGAAACACGGTTCGCTATCACGTATCCTGACGGTAGCGTATCACGTCATGGTTCATGGCACGAAAAAGACGGCGTGTTCTATTCCAAGAACAACTGCTTCCATACCAAAAAGTCCACCATTGGTTACCATTACGGTAAAACCTATGCACCTAAATACAAAACGTATAATAACTACTGGGAAGAAGACTACTGGGATAACGGTGTCTGCAATACAGGCACTAGTTTCAATACACCTCCAACGTATGACATGTCTGACACATCCAGTGTATACGACACAGCACCTGACCACGATATGTTCTCTTGGCAAGACATTGACTTAGTCGCTGTCTACGGCACGCTCAAAGCAGGTCGCAGTAATCACATCGTTCTCGATGGCTCCAGCTACGTAGGCGCAGGCAAGACTGTCAGCAAATACGCAATGCAAGCATCAGGTATACCTTACGTATACGAACACGACCATCGCGACCAAATAACCGTAGAAGTCTACGAGTTACACGGAGATGACGTCAAACTATCACTAGACCACCTAGAGTCTCACCCAGATTTCTATGAGCGCAAGCTAACTGACATAGAACTAACCGATGGTAGCGTCCGCACTTGCTGGCTCTACTTCGCCCAAACTAACCCAATCAAAAACATGCCATACATACACACATACTGATAAAAACGTAGCTTATACACTAATAACTATTAACATTACCTTATTTATAATAATAGTTTACTTATCAGCTATATAAACCACACAAGCTCAGAGATAACCTCTCTGGGCTTTTTTTCTGCTATTCCGAATATCACTCTGGTATACCCTTGCACTCGTCGGTGTCTTGCCCACCACTATCACAAAAACGACCAAAAGATGATGCTACGTCATACCTTAACATCCCTTGTTAAGCTTAGCTTATCCCTCGTCATTTGTAACGTAGCGTATCAAAAAGATACCTTAGTTTTTGTTTTTTTTTCTTGATTTATGTCGCAAACCTGTGATTCTTGGGGGCTATGACACATACACACACAAGAAATAAACAATATCGTAACCTTTATCGCGCAGTTCCAGTACGGATAAAGTTTAAACCAAGAAAAATATGGGAACGTGAGACTAAAAAGCTAGTAGACGCCGCCTATATCGCATTTTGGGAAAAAAGAAAGTTAAAAGCCCCTTGGGTTTCCAAAGAAACAGTAGGCGCTTTTGACTCAATTAAGGAGGATGGGTTAAAATGAGTGTAAGACAAAACGGAAATAAATTTATGGCTGACTTCATGTCTAATGGAGTGCGCTACCGCAAACAGTTCCCTACCACCGAAGAAGCAGACGCTTGGGAAGCTGAGCTAAAAAAACGCATTAGGCTCAATATGCCTTATCAAGAGCTACTCGACGCCAAAGACGGCAAGATTACTATTGATGAGTTACTGAGTAAGACCTTTGTGCGTTATTGGGAGGACACCGCTAACGAGTCTACACAGCTAGGTAACATTAGATTAATCAATGAGTTCTTCGGAGCTACCCAGTCAGTAGATAAAATAGACACCACTGCTCTTGATGAATTTATAGGAGCAATGGAACGTAAAGGCTTAGCGGCATCTACCATCAACGGGCGTCTTGCAACGGTTTCTAAGGCTCTCACATACGCACAAGACAGGGGCTACATAAATAGCCGACCTAAGATTGAACGGAAGAAAGTGAGCAACCAACGCCTGCGCTTCTTTACTGAAGAAGAAGAGTACGAAATGCTTGAAGCGTTGCGTGCAGATGGTCGTAATCATTTTGCCCACTTCCTTGAGTGGAGTATCGACACAGGTATGCGTCCTATAGAGTCTCGTAATGTGTCTCAGACGTCTCTTCGTGAAGACCCAGAGCTAGGTTACCTTGTTGACCTTCGTAAGACCAAGAACGCTTACCCACGTACCATCCCACTAACCAAGAGGGCGCACTACGCGTTCACTTATTTATCTGCCACTGAATTTATGCCCTTTGCCCAGTTCACGGAAAGTAACATCCGTAAGAATTGGAGGTTCGTCCGTGAGGTCATGAATGATGTAGACCCAGAGTTTGTCTTCTACTTGACACGGCACACCTGTGCGTCACGATTAGTCCAACGCAATGTACCGCTTCATGTGGTCAAAGAATGGATGGGACACCGCACCTACGAAATGACCTTGCGCTATGCCAAACTTACACCAAGGAATTTCCTTGACGCTAAGGTTGCATTAGAACAAGCTCTCTAACTCTATGAGAACATCAATAATACTAACCAAACTATCCAAAAAACATGCCATCAAACCAACAAAGCCACTCACTGTTCAAGCCAGACCCAGAAGCAGTTCTCGTAAGAGGGTTAAACGCTATGACAAAAGCGTGTGATTCCTTATCCACCCAGAATGATAAGCTAAACAAAGACATTGAGGGGCTAAAACGCAAGATTGAGCGTCTTCAAGAGCGATTAATCATAGATAATAAGTGACAATACACTGACAAACTACGTCACTGGTAGCAATTAGTGACAAATTCTTTAAGATTAGGTAAAATTAGACAGGCTAAAATTATGTTTTAAAAACAGCAGGTTAAGTGGTGGGCGACTCTGGAATCGAACCAGACGTGCGTCTCCGCGAGGGAGTTACAGTCTCTCGCAAATATCGAATCGACGTAAGTCGTTGATTTTTTAACTAATAATTTCAAACACATATCCGTTGCTGACAGCAGTTTACTGTTGCGCAGTGACAATACACTGACAAAGATTTGAGTATGAGCGAGTTAACACAATCGGAGCTAAACGAGGACATGACCACACTAGGCGTAGGCAGATACCGAGCCAAGGTTGAGTCCGCTAAAGCACGCGGGGCTGAACTACAGACACCCTACGGGCAACGCTTGATGAGAGCCGCTTTGCCTGACCTTAACAAAGCAATTAAAAACTGGCAGGAATCCCTATCAAGAGTAGACAATAAAGCACGATTCCAAATAGATACGCAAGACCTTGACCCAAAAGTTCTGAGTTTCCTCTCAATCAAAGCTCTACTCGACTGCATCACACAGAAGAAGACGTTAGCCAGTGCGTCTATCTTTTTAGGCAAGTTGATTGAGGATGAATTGCGCTGTCGCTTTCTAGTTGAGAACAATGAAGAGAAAGGGCAGGGCATCATCCTCGGTGCTGTAAGACGCAAAGGTACAGCCGCCAAGACTAGGCACATACGTTCCTCAATGAAGCACGAAGCCGACAAAGGCTTGATGGATTCTTGGGAGCCGTGGGCACACAGAGACAAGCTAAACATGGGTCTAATAATGACCGAGCTTGTTCGTGTATCCACAAACCTTATTGAATACACCTACATACTAGAGAAGAGCCGTAAGCGTCCTACACGTTACATCAGTGCCACTCCAGATACTCTCCAATGGATTGAGGAGTTCAATGACCACAGAGAATTTATAGAACCCTTCTGGCTACCTACAGTAGAACTACCAGCCAGTTGGACAAACATTTGGGATGGTGGTTACGACCATGAACAATCCTATCTACCTAAAGTTCCGTTTATCAAAACGAACAACATGGACTACCTTCGGACTATCACGGGCTCGCTCCCTGAACCGATGGAAGCAACGAATCTAATCCAGCAGACACCTTGGGCAATAAATAACAAGGTGATGCAGGCGATGGAGTGGTGCTGGGAAAATAATGTCATAGTGGACGGACTTCCTAGCCGTGAACAGGAAGCTCTCCCTCCTGTCCCAATAGACTTTAAAGAAAATAAAGAGTCCAACACCACTTGGAGAAGGCAGGCGGCAAAAGTATATAACTCACGGCTTTCCAATACTAGCCGTCGCCTTCTCGTTTCGAAGATACTTTACGTCGCGAAGAAGCTTTCTGGTAATCGCTTCTTTTACCCCTCGCACGTAGACTTTCGTGGGCGTGTTTATAACATACCTGCCTTTCTTGGTATCCAAGGCCCAGACATCAGCCGTGGTTTGTTACAGTTTCACCGACCAGAACGAATTAAGACTGACGAAGATGTAAAGTGGTTAGCCATCCAAGGTGCTAATACCTTCGGCAACGACAAGCTTACGTTAGACAAGCGCGTAGAATGGGCTGAGAGCTTCTCTAAGGACGCTATCTCTATCTACGAGAGTCCTACCACTAATTTAATGTGGATGGACGCTGACGAGCCCTTCCAGTTCCTTGCATGGTGCTTTGAGTGGGGTCAGCTTCGTAAAACAGGCAAGCTAATGACACAGCTTCCTATAAATTTAGACGCCTCTAACAACGGGCTTCAAATCCTGTCTATGCTGATGAGGGACGAATATGGAGCCAAGGCAACAAATGTACTCACAAGTGATTCACCTGAAGATATTTACAGAGTTGTCTCTGACTCCATCCTAGAAAAACTTAAAGCTGATACTCACCCCTACGCAGAAAAGTGGATTAAGTTTGGTATCAATCGTAAGCTGGCTAAACGCCCTACAATGGTGTGGCCTTATGGCGGTACGTTCTACTCGTGCCGTGATTATGTGGACGAATGGTATCAAGACACACTGCGAAAAACACGATGCGCCAACCCGTTCACAGAAAATGAACGCTACAAAGTTACTGGTTACCTCAGTAAGCTAACGTGGGCTTCAATTAATGAAGTCCTCGACAAGCCAAAGGACTGTATGCAGTGGTTGCAGTCCTGCGCTAAAAAGCTGGCAGAACACGGAAAGCCTGTAAGCTGGGTAACCCCTTCAGGTTTTCCTGTTCTCCAAAGCTACCACAAAACAACAAGCCAGAATGTTAGTACCAACATCAGCGGACAGGCTACTTACGTAAAATGGTACAGCGATGACGAAGCAATCAGTCCTCGCAAACAGAAGTCAGGCATCAGCCCTAATTATGTCCACTCTCTGGACGCGGCTTGTCTGACAAAAACAGTCATTGAATGTAACAAACAAGGAATATGGGACTTTGCCATGATACACGACAGCTATGGCACTCACGCCACAAACTGCCCCACGTTAAACAAAACCCTAAGAGAACAATATTTAAATGTTTTTGAGGTTGACCAGTTAGAATCTCTACTACATCAACTAAGTGGGGCTAACCCAGAAATAGATTTTCCAGAAATTCCAGAATACGGCAACGCCGACATCTCTCAGGTGTTGGATAGCAAGTATTTCTTCTCCTAACGGAGACAACAACAACCAAAATAGAGACAAACAAAATGAGTAAAGTACTGACAACACCCAAAGGTACAGCAGTGTACCCACGCATCGCAGAACCAGATACGAAGTTCAACACTGACGGAGTTTACCACTGTAAGCTTCACGTAAGTGAGAACGACTTCAATCTGTTTAGTAAAACCGTAACCGACATCGTAGAGAAAGAGTACGAAGCAGAGTGCGCCATTAAAGGCAAGAAGCTCAATCGTGCTACCACTAGCCCTATCCGTATTACAGCGGATGGAGACTACGAGCTATATGCTAAGCAAGTAGCCCAACGTCAGACAGCCAAAGGACTCCTAGAGTTCACTGTTCCTGTCTTTGACGCAAGCGGTACACGCCTAGGCAAAGCTCCTAATATCGGAAGCGGTTCAATCCTCAAGCTTAGCACGGAGGTGTACACATGGTTCACCCCTACGCAAGGCTTCGGCTACACACTGCGCCTTAAAGCAGTTCAAGTAATAGACCTAGTAGAATATGCAGGTGGCGGTTCCGTCTTCGGAAAGGAAGATGGCTCGTTCATTAGTGATGGCGAATCCTTGGATACAGCGTTCGAAGAAGAAGCCCCGTCGGGCATCGGCTTCTAAATACCGTTCTCGCTTCGAAGCACAACTTGCTCTCACCCTTGAACGGGTGGGGGCGACCTTCGACTACGAAAGTATGAAGGTGAAATACACGAAGGAGTCCACGTATACCCCAGACTTCATATTGCCTAACGGCATTATTGTTGAAGCAAAGGGTTACTGGATACCTGCCGATAGAACCAAGCACTTACGAGTGCGTGACTGTAACCCAGAACTGGACATTAGATTTTGCTTTCAGAACGCACACAACACACTCAGCAAAAAGAGCAAGACCACATACGGGGAGTGGTGCGACAAGCACGGCTTCCTGTGGGCTCACAAAACAATACCAATAGAATGGACACACTAACATCATCACTAACACACCAACCATGCGAAGACTGCGGCTCAAGCGATGCCCTAACAATAAACACCGACGGAAGCACCAAGTGCCACAGTTGCGGAACTTGGCATCCAAGAGGGGGCAATACTTATACTGTGACTCCTAAAGAAACTAAGCCTGTTGGCTTCCTCACTGGACACACTCTGGACATACCTGCCCGTGGTTTAACCAAAGACATCTGTAAGAAGTATGGCTACCAAGTCGCTACCTATAATGGCGAGACTTGTCACGTAGCAAACTACAGAGACCTTGAAGGACAGCTAGTAGCACAGAAGCTACGGTTCAAAGACAAACGATTTCAATGCAAGGGCGCACCTAGCGTCTTCTTCGGACAACACCTATGGCCTAATGGCGGTCGTATGCTTGTTGTAACAGAGGGCGAAGTTGATTGCCTATCTGTAGCGATGGCTAACGGAGATGGTAAATGGCCTGTAGTCTCTCTACCAAGCGGAGCGCAGTCAGCTAAGTCTATCTTCAAAGCACAGTTCCCTTGGCTCGACCAGTTTGAGACAGTGGTGTTGATGTTCGATGAAGATGAACAGGGACGTAAGGCATCAGAGGAAGTCAGTCATCTACTGCCAGCAGGTAAGACTAAGATAGCTCGCCTGCCTATGAAGGATGCTAACGAGTTGCTAATGGCTAACCGCAAGAACGACATTGTTCGTGCTATGTGGGACGCTAAGCCGTGGAAGCCTGACGCTATCACAGACGGTATTGACCTATATGAAAGGCTTACCACTCCCAAGAACAATCAATCAGTTGATTATCCTTTCCGTGGTTTAAATCGTCTTACTCATGGTCTTCGCCGTGGTGAGATTGTAACGTTTTGTGCGGGGTCAGGCGTTGGTAAGTCTCACGTCTGTAAGATTATTGCACACAACCTTCTCAAGACTGACCACAAGGTAGGCTACATAGCCCTTGAGGAATCCCTTGAGCGCACTGCTAACTCCATCATTGGTCTTGAGATGAAAAAGCTCATACACCTAGACCCAGAGTTCCAAGCAACTGATGAATACAACGAAGCTTTCAAAAATACTGTAGGTTCTGGTCGTTGCTTCCTTTATGACCACTGGGGCTCGATGGAGAGCGACAACCTCCTAGGACATATACGCTATATGGCTAAGGTCATGGATGTTGAATACGTTGTGCTCGACCACCTCAGTATCATCGTTTCTGGTTTAGGAGATGGAGATGAACGTAGGTTGATTGACAACACAATGACTAAGCTTCGGTCGCTTGTTGAAGAGACCAACATCGGAATGATTTTAGTCAGCCACCTTAAGCGTCCAGAAGGTAAAGGACACGAGGAAGGCGCAAGCACTAGCCTAGCACAACTCCGTGGCTCTGCCGCTATCGCACAACTCTCTGACATTTGTTGTGGGCTTGAGCGTAACGGGCAGTGTCCAGACAACAAGAACAAGACAATCGTACGTGTTCTTAAGAATAGATTCTCTGGGGAAACAGGTATCGCTTGTTCCCTAAACTACAACCCCACGACTGGCTTGATGTCTGAAGAGCATTATAGCGAGAACCCCTTCTAATATATGAAATATTGCTCAAACTTTCGACACGACCTTGAAGTAGGACAAATAGCTGAGAAAGAGATTGGTGAATTGCTATCTGAAAAGAAAATAGAAATTAAAAAAGATATGCTTGCCAAGAAGACGGGCAATGTTTTTGTTGAGTATATGTCCAGAGGTAAAGTCTCTGGCGTAGACCGTTCCGAAGCGGATTATTACTGCTTCGTTGTGGAAAACCTAATCATCTTCCTTCCGACTGTAGACCTCAAAGAACTTATTGAGCCCCTCAAGGGCACAAAGAGGGACGTCAGAGGAGGAGACAATAACACATCACGGGGCATCTTGCTCCCACTAACCACACTGATACCAACAAATGAATAGCATAGCATTTTTCGATATAGAAACGAATGGCATTGAGGATTGGACAAAGCTGTCCGACCTTGAGACCGTTCATTGTATAGCCATACACGACGAAGCAGGCACGATTGCGTTCTCTGGTGACTCCGTACTGAAAGGGCTTCAACGCCTACAGAAGTATGACGCCATTGTAGGACACAACTCTATCGGCTTTGACTACCCAGCCTTGTACAAGAAGTATGGCTTCCAGCACCCTATGGTTTTGGACACAGCAGTCATGGCTCGTTGTATATTCCCTGACATCCGCGCTACCGATTATCAACGCGAAGAGTTTCCCAAAGAGCTTTGTGGCTCACATAGTCTGAAGGCTTGGGGTAAACGCATAGGTGTATTCAAGGACGACCACGGTGAGACCGAGGACTGGACTACATGTACTCCAGAGATGATTGAGTATTGCAAGCAGGACACCTACGTGACCTACCGCTTGTATGACCACTTTCTAAAAAAGAATCCTGACGTCCGTATGCTTACGCTAGAACACAAGTTCGCTAAGCTTATGCGTAGACAAGAGTGGAATGGTTTTCCGTTCGATATCAAAGCGGCTGAGAAGCTTACCTCTGACCTCATGGTTCGCCGCGCGGAACTAGGTGACGACCTCGCTAAGTCTTTTGGTTCTAGCGTAGAGCTAATGAAAAGCCACTGGTGGATAGCTCCTAACGGAGAACAAGCAAAGACAAAGAAGGAGCTTGTTGAGTCTGGATGGAAGCCTAAAGAAATCATCAAAGGCCCACACCGCACTAAAGAGATTCCCTTTAACCCTAACTCCCGTGACCAGATATGCGAGCGGTTGATGGCTGAAGGATGGAAGCCCGCCGCATTTGATGGCAAGCGCCCTAAGATTGATGAGCCTGTATTGAGAGAGATAGGCACTCCTAACGCCCTCAAGCTGTTAGAGTATCTACTTGTATCTAAACGTCTAGGACAGGTAGCTGAGGGCAACCAAGCGTGGCTTAAGCTATACAACGATGGACGTATACACGGAAGGGTAAACACCAACGGTGCTATCTCTGGTCGCTGTACACACTCACAACCTAACGTGGCTCAAGTGCCAGCAGGACGGGCTCCTTATGGTAAAGAGTGTCGGTCTTGTTTTACTGCTCCAGAAGGTAAGGTACTCGTGGGTGCTGACGCCTCTGGCTTAGAACTACGTTGCCTTGCTCACTACTTACACGGATGGGACAGCGGAGCTTATGCCAAGGAAATACTCACAGGTGACATACACTCAGCTAACCAGAAAGCGGCAGGGCTAGAGACCCGTGACCAAGCTAAGACATTCATCTATGCCTTCCTCTACGGAGCAGGCGATGCCAAGATAGGTTCCATTGTTGGTGGTTCGTCTAAGCAAGGTAAACAACTTAAGAAATCTTTCATGTCCAAAACTCCTGCTATCCGTCACCTCTCTGAGGCAGTGGCTAACAAGGTACAACAGACAAACCAACTTACTGGTCTGGACGGACGTGAATTACCGTGTCGCTCTGCACACTCTGCGCTCAACCTGTTGTTACAATCAGCAGGTGCAGTTGTGATGAAGCAGGCACTCGTTGAGTTCTCTGAGATGGCAACTCAACCCTACGAACTACATGGCAATATCCACGACG